ACGCAGGATATTTGCCAGATGGATCATAAAAACCTACAGAAGGGTTTGCTGTTTCAACTGGTCGCCCAGGTAGAGAACCAATTACACACGGCTCTTGGCAGTTTGCGCCATCTCTAAAATAACCAAAGACCCAACTGCCTTCTAATAAAAAACTTGGTGATGAACCTAAACCTGAAATGCCTGGCGATGTAACAGGCAGTATAACTTGCGCCCAAGGCAAGTCGGCAGTTGGCAATATTTGTTTGTCGTGTGTATGTATGCCCACGCAACGCACTCGTACTCTACCTATCTTGTAAGGGTCAAGTCTATCTTCAACAACGCCTGTGAACCAGATGAAATTGTTAAACCCTAAAAAATTAGTGTCAGCCATTTAGTTTTTTCCCATATTGTTTTTCTTTTAATGCGTAGCACTTACGCAATTTAATATTATTTATTATTTGTTTACGCACATTTGCGTAAGAACATTTAGAATCTGCGTAAACAAACTGGCCCGATTGCGTACCAGAGACCGCCTTTACGCACTCTTTACGCACCTTTGCGTAAGGTATTATATTACCTATTAGCCATTTCTGAAACAAGTAGTTTACAGCGGAGTGGCTGTGTGGCTTCGGAGTACAGCCATACTCGCTTAGGTATTTAGCATAGCCTACCTGGCGACCTTGCTGTGGTCTGCTCAGTTGGTCTGTAATATACACGATACCGCTCACATTGTCAATGGGCAATGTTGGGAGTTGTTCTTTGTTTGTTCTTATATGCTGTGTCATAATGCTGTCTTATTCTCTAAAGAGGCCTGTTGTAATGTAGTCCATACACGTCTTGCGTTAGCAAACCCTAAAATTTTGCGAATCTCCGAGGGTCTTTCAGTTGTTGTCATTTTACGTTATTCCATAAAATGAATTGACTACTTCAGCATCCATATCATATATGCTATGCGTTTCTCTTTGTGGTGCCACGTGTGACCAATCCTCAAATTCTTTAGGATATGCCGTTTCAACATTATCTTTAAACGCCTTAATTTGCATAGTATACTCACCTCTTTGGCGGTTTATCATATGCTTAATATTATATATTAAATATCTGCCTGACCAATAGGGATTCATTTCTTGTTTTACATTGTGTCCTAATGGTCGCATTAATGGCATATCAAAAGTAATAATATCACCTGCGTGTAATAGAGATAGTCCAGGCACATTTAATGTGAGTATACCTGACTCTAATAATTTCCTTTGTGATACTATCTTTTGTGTTGTATATTTTCCAGGTACACCAGGGATGACCTTTGAGGTCACGCCATCATCTTCAAATTCACTATGTATAGCACTTGTTGAAGATTTAAAAAATACCCTTTGGTCAAATTCTTCATTTAAAGGTTTGCCTGAACCAGTAAAATTGGCTTTAGGTAGTGGTGTCTTATCCTTACCTGCTTCGGTATGATAATGCTTATTATATTCTTTATCATAATCAAATTGAGTTGTTGTAACTAATTTATTAAACATATCGTGTTCTAATAATGTATTGGCATATGCACCTGCACTTAAATTTTCTAGGGTATTAACTGGATCATTTAATGACCAAGACTTAGCACCGTGCATATCTTTCATAATATCTTTTGAACCAGTATGATGTCTTATATTCTGTTGTTGCATTTGATATTTCCATCTGGAAGGTCTTATGTTACTGCCGTTTGTGGCTAGTAACGATTCAATACTTCTAAAATGGTAACCATCATAGGTTTCATAAAATAAATATCCTGCATTCATATATTTGTCTGATACTGCCTTACGTGCCAACATATCAATGGCAGCAAATGGTTTTAAATTAGGTATCACCATCTTACAAGGGAATTTTGTTTTCTCTACAAAAAATTGTTTTCTACTATTTAAATATTTTTTGTTTATCATTATATCTTCAACGGCTAATTCAACTTGTCCATTATATGCCTTACTCACTTTACGCATATTATTATAATAAGATTCTCTTGAGCAGAAATAGATATCGTATGCCTGACCGTGAGCAACTGCCGTCTTTTCAGGTGCTACCGTATCAAGTCTGTATATGTGAAATGGATGTCCTTCATTAGCCACCATACGAGGACCTGTAATGCCTGGTGTGCTAAATGCTAAATTTAATTTGTCTAAACCTGTAATTGGTAATAATGTACGTACATCTTGCGTATCATACACCTGTATTTTACCAACCAATGTATTGTTAAATATATTTTCTTGTAACTCTACAGAATGGATTATATTTTTTATATCAATTCGCATTGGTTCACCACCACGCCCAGGACCACCTTGTGCTATTTGATAGGATAATAATTCGGCAACGTCTAATACATAGTCGCCTGCGAAATTTAGTTTGTCTTGATTTTTTTCTGCTTTAGCCATATCATTGTCTAATCAATCTTTTGAATTCACTTAAAAAAATGTCCAAATATGATGGAGCAAGTACTTTAATTTGTCTTTTCTTATCTTGTATTCTTATTTCATATTCATAATTAGTAACTGCACCTGCGCCTGCGTCTGTTGAATTGCATTCTATCTTATGAGAATAGTCTTCAGGTCCTGCACCTATTTGAGGTCCACTTGATTGTAATTTTTCATAATGATGTACTGCGTCAGGTTGAGTATATTTGTCTTGCATATAATTTTCAAATTGTAAATTAGATAACGGCCAATCGTAATAAGGATTTTCAATATTGTTTATCATACATATGACCCAAAATAAATTTGTACTACCATACACTCTATAAGCAACTGTTTCTGGTCTTTCTCCATCCCCAACATCATATACTTCTAATAAAGATATATTTTCTTTGAATTCTTTTGACATTTTTATTCTACGAAATATATCAGGTACTAATTTATATGTTTTATCTCCCTTGATATCATATAATAGATGTGGAAATTGTGAAAAATATTTCATTAAAATCCACCTTTCATAGTTTGTTTAGTCATATATTCTAATTCTTTGAATTGTAAATCAAGTTTATATGTAACTGGAGCGTGGTCTTCAAATGTTTTGAAATTACCACCTTCAGGACCATATGATACATCACACTTGGTTAATGCACATCTTGATATTTTATTTAAATGTTTATTTACACCTGTGCCTGCTAAATAATGTATTTCAAATTCTGATGGATATTGAAAAAATCTACTACCCCATTCTGTTCTTTTCCAAGGGTGCATATGATATTTAAACATTGTAATTACCTTTTGTGCTCTTTCAGTTTCATCTTTATTTCTAGGCCAGAACATAAATTGATAACTAAATGTTCTAAAGTCAGGACCTTCATAAAACATTTCTCTATGATTGTTAATTGCAAATCCTAAATTCTTACCTGCAATTTTAAACCAATCACCTATACCTGCACCAGCAGCAGTACTACCTATTAATTCTTTAGCACCTTTTACTATAGTACCCCATCCGTGCTTCAACATTGAGTGTACTAAATCTTTACCTTCTTCTTCTGTATTGGCTAATTCTTTCATCGCCGCTGATATATCACCTGCTATATTTGTATCTTCGGTACCCCATTCTGCGCCATAACTTACTTTAATATCTGGTGGCATATACAATGCAATTGCACCACTAACTAAATCTAAAGAAGCACCAGCACCTCCTTCACCAATTCCAATTAATTTTTTATCCTGTGCTAATCTAGCAACTGTATTTTGCATTCTAATTTTTTTTATATCAATACCTCTTTGTTTGTATTGTTCTCTTATTGCGTCATACTCTGGACTATTACGTTCACCAAGGTTACCGTGGTGTCTACCTGTGCTGTGTCCAGCTGAATGGAGTTCTTCTGCTAATTCAAAATCTGAACCAAATGCTGGATTATCACCTACATTGTTAGTTATTGCTAAGAATAGTATCCAATTACCCATTTCTTCTCCTGTTAATTCAGGTGGGTATTGTATATGATAAAAACCTAAAGGGTCTTTTTTCTCTATATCTCTATGAGAACCAGGCACTTTCTCAAATGGTGATTTCTTTAGTAAAGCGTTAACTTCAGCATTGGGTTCAATACCATCACGTGTAATACTAGGGCCTCCCCATATACTAATTAAATTACTAGGGTGTAATTGTGAAAGCGCTGAGTCACCTTTGTTAACTACAAAACTCTTTATGTTATTAACAGCAGATTTAGCTTGTTTCTTTAGATATTCGTTTATTTTCATATTTTTATTTTCTTTATAAATACTTCTAATATTTATATGATTTATAGGTAATATATGAGAAAGAGTTACAAAGGATTATACAGACCAACATACCCTAGAAAGTATGTAGGCAACCCTAATATGATAGTGTACAGGTCACTATTAGAGCGTAGGTTTATGCACTATTGCGACCAAAATCCTGATATATTAGTATGGGCAAGTGAAGAATTGCCTGTAAGATACTACAATCCATTAGACAAGAAATTTCATAACTATTTTCCAGACTTCATCATTAAAACAGTAAAGAATAAAAAGTATATGATTGAAATTAAACCATTAAGGCAAACTTCTAAACCTAAAAAACCTAAAATAAAGACAAAGGCATTTATGCGTGAGTCATTTAACTACATTAAAAATAAGGCAAAATGGCAAGCAGCCAGAGCATATTGTGTAAATAATAATATGGAGTTTAAACTAATTACTGAAAAGCAATTAGGTCTTAAATACTAAATGATGTGCCACATCCACAAGAGGATTTGGCTTTAGGGTTGTTGAATACAAAATTAGAACCAAATAAATCATTTTTATAATCTAATTGCATACCTAATAAATACAATTCAAAACTTTTATCTACTAATAATATATTATCTACAAGAATATCAGTTGGTTTAGATTCATTTTCAAACGTCCAATCATATCCAAACCCAGTACAACCACCACCCTTTACAGATAGTCTAACAAATACTTTTCTATTTGTTTCTATTAAATGTGTTAATCTATTTTTTGCGTTTTCTAATATTGTTATCATTATA